CCGTTAGGGCCAGAGCCGTGTGGTAGATCAGAGCGTTGTTCCATTCCTCCGGGAAGTCCGGAGTGTCGACACCAGTGGTGAAGTACTCGAACGGGGATTGGAATTCCAAGTAGATGTACGAGCCTGTAGGGACACTGGTATCTGGCGTAGGCCAGACAGTCAGGATACCTTGATTGATCTTAGGCTGATACATGAAGTTCACAGGAGTCCCAGTACTGTCCACAGGAAGCTGAGCGAAGTCCACGAAGGACAACTGATTCATCTCGATCTGGGAACTAGGAGTAGGACCAGGAACAAAGTTAGCCACATAGATACGCAGGGGATACGGGATGTTTACCGTTTGCCCCACACCGAAGGTGTAGGAATTGGTTCCCGCTACTGGAGTGAGTTGGTACGTCTTGCGTGCCCAGATGGACATGCCTAGGGTACGGAACTCAGCCACCACATTGTTAAGGGCCTGTGCAGCCGTTGACAGTTGAGTAGCGTTACCAGTCTGACCTTCTCCGATAACACCAAGCTTACGGAGCACGGCGTTCAGGATGTCATCTCGACTAAGCTGTAGAATAGATACGCCGCTAGTGGCCATTTGTTATTTCCTTTTACGTTCAAATTCCACAAGCGCGTTGTGGGGTAGCCTGCAGGCCGTATATAAGTCCAGTAGCTCGTCGTAGTTCTTGAGAGCTTCGCCGAAGTCTTCCGGTGCCCTATGATCGACCCGAGGGCAGATTACCAGCATGTCCTCACTTGGGCTGACTGTCGAGCTTTCTTTGGAGAGCGTCCCGCACGCTGTCAGTAGTACGACAAGACTTATAGCGAGGGTCTTTAGTAATCTCATCGAGTAGCTCCTTGGTAAATTGCTTGCTGTTAGCCCGAGTCTTTTCCAGGTTCTCCTGAAGGAGCTTGGAGATATCCTTCCTGAGAGCCTCGTTCTCTTGCGTAGTTCTCAAGAAGTCTTCCGTCCGCTTTAGCTCTTTGGAGGTCCATGACGCGTTGGTATAGGTAGAGGTCACATGAACTACACCAAGAGTGTAGATGGCCGCAAACACCGCATATAGCATCCACTTAGACAACATCCTTCACATCCTTAATTGCCTGCAAGGGGTCTTTAGCAAGCTTATCATCCCGCCAGGAAGCCAACCCACCAAAGAAGCCCCACGAGAGGGCTCCGATGATGCCGTAGACCGCAGGGATCAACGTGTCCTTATCCAGACCAGTCCAGGATACTGCCAGGGCTAGGGCCGTACCTCCGAAGAGGGCCGAGCCAGCAAAGGCCGAGCAAGCATGGTAGAACAAATCCTTACGGGACTTCGGGGGTCGGAACATCAGCATAATGGCAGCACCGATAAAAGCTGCTCCGAAGGAAAGGACTTTAGCCATCCCAAATTTAGCCAATAGGCCGGCGCTAACGCCTTCAATAGACATAGACATATTCCTTATCCTTAAATATCGGCTGTCGCCACGACATGGCACTCATATAGGGCATTGGCTGCAAAACCACCCGCAGACGTGGCAACATATAAACCATTAGCATCAGCCACAATACCAGTGGACAAACCCACCGATGCACCAGTTTGGGTGTTGCGGAGGTTTGAGAGTGCTCCCGTAAGAGGTTGGTAAATAACCACACCGGGCGTGCCACGCATCGAAACTGGCCAACGGCTAGTCATGAACAATCCATTACTCGGATCATTACCCACGACCCGATAGCTACCATTACTAGCCGAAGCTGCTCCAGGCGCGGTGCCATAAATGTAGCTGGTGAAGTAGTATCGTTGGCACAGAAGAATCTCGGAAGTGAATGGACGGAACTCATACGGAGTTGCCACCGATCCGGATTCAACTTGAACACCCGTCACATCGAACGTATTACCGTTAGTCGCCATAGCATTAGTCATACCAGTCGGACCTAGGAAGTTACCAGCAGTCCAGGTGTTTGCCGTGGTCAAGAAGTTGGTTCCAGCGCCAGCGGTAATATGGACAATGATACCAGCTGCCGCTGTAGTTAACCAAGTACCAGATTGATCTCCAGGAATTGTGACAGTTTTATATTCCCACGTACCAGCCACATTCTGAGTAACCGAAGTAACATACGAACGGTTGATAGCTGAGTTACGAATAGCTACACCAAAGGTGCCGGTAATAGATGAACGCAACCAGAAGGATACCGTGATGGTGGATGCCGAAGCCGTTCCCCAACGCAAATCCGCAACCAGGGTTCCCTCAATACTTTGAACGAGTCCCCAGAAGTTTGCTGCACCAGCGGCTGTTCCAGTAGTAGCTGTTAGACGACCCGCCGTGGGGTTTGGAGTTAGATTAGCAGTGGCAAACAGACTATAGGTGATATTGGCGTTAGAAGACGACAAAGACCACCGATCCGCAATGAAAGTGCCGCCAGCAGTGGTTGAGGTAGCGGCCCTCTGGTTGATGTTGAAATCACCATTGATGAGACGATTGCGATAGGTAGGTTGAGTAACCAGACCCAGATTAGCCAAAGCACCTGCGACAGTGGTAGCACCAGTACCGCCATTGGCGATAGGCAGAGTGCCAGTAACCGTAGTGCCCAAATCAACCGAACGAGGGTTAATGAGTTGGAGACGAGTACCATCGTCAACCAGGACAGCTTCCATACCCACAACCAAGTCTCCTGCCACCAGGGCAGTAGAACCATACTTGGTAATGGAACGAGCACCGAGGGTGCTGATGTTAATCGTCACTGCACCAGTGTTGGTGTTAGCAGGAACGAACTTAAACCACTTGCCAGAGGCGTAAGCCGTCAGGCTCAAGGGGCCAGTGGCTACGATGGTGTTGGTGCCGGATACAGCACTCAGGGTGTTGTAGACATCCGTATTCGCATCGTTGTGCCACGCAGCAACTAGCGGAGTACCCGCTACAGTCGTAGTAGCATCTACAAAGAGAGTATCAGCCAATTTAGCTCCTTATGCCGGTAGGGGTGGGAATTTGAGGGCATACATTTCCTGTGAAGTAAACGGAAACGTCTTGCCTGTAATTGCACAGCCGGTGACACCTAGTCCGGTGAAGGCCGATTGATCCCAGATATAACATGCAGGACCGACGAAGGTGTCTTCGGGTTCCGGTCTTGCCCAAGGCACGGCAGGTTGATCCCCGCGTACCCGTAAAAAATCCTGTGGATGGCGTTGCTCATAATCTTCACTGCAGACCATGAGCCCGTCCCATCGCTTCTTCATTTCAGAAGCTTTAAACTTGAAGCCACAGACATCGCAGATGGCGTTCCAATTACCCCATTGTAGTGAGTTCCGTGGCATTCAATCTCCTTAAGCGCCGAAGTACACGATAGCGTTTGCAGCAGCAACCACGACCGTAAGACCGATCTCGGCCCGAATCGCAGTCTCAAACGGAACAACTACGGTACTAGTACCGGCATTCACAAAAAGAAACAGCACGGTGCCAGAGGCTGCCGTATTGTCATAAATAGTCACCGTAGCCCCAGGCTGGATCGTAACCCCGTTAAGAGTATGTCGGCCGGTAAACAAGGTGCTAGTACCTGGCGTCAGTACGCCAGACGAGATTGCAGTGGGACATCCCATTTCAATTCCTTAAACAAAAAAGGGGACCCGAAGGCCCCCTAGAAATTACACCCAGTCGATGCCGAATTTCCAAGGACCACCAGTAGTAGACGCTCCGCCCGTTTCTGCATATACCGCAGTTACCTTAAGATCGCCAGCCAGAGGCGTAGGCTCGATGTTCGGGAGGCCGGACATTTGGACAATAGCGGTGGTAGCACCGTTTGCCTTCACGTCAACCACACCGGTCGAAACCGTACCACTGTTATTGGAGATCGTCAGCGTAACCGTAGCGGTCGTAGCCGCATCGGAAGCAACACTACCGTAGACAGTAACTTGAACCACACTGGCTTGAGCCGGAAGCACTGCTTTCAGCGTCGAGGCCGTATCGGTCCGAGTAACTTGGAAGTACTTAGCCACTGTGGGCTTAAGCACCGGAATGTTCGTAGTAGGTCCGTTCGAATTGATCGGAACCAGTTCAACTTGCTTGATACCCATAATTAAATTCCTTTAATTAGAAAGGGGCCGAAGCCCCGTTCATTAGGCACCCGGCGAGCCGTAGATACCACGCTTGTCAGAAGCACCAAACGAGTAGCGCGAACGAGCCTTATACTTGGCGTTGTCCGTGTCGAAGTCGTTGTCCATATCGAACGAGTCCGCATCACGCTCAAAGTACTTCATACCTTCCGGCACGTTAGTACGGATGAACCATGCATCGGTGTCCGTCAGATAGTGATTCACAACCACGTCAGGGATCGAGCCCAACATCTTCAGCACGTTGGGATCGTTGTTATCCGTACCAACACGCTTATCAGACTTCAGGATACGCTGCACTTCAAACTCCAGCTGACGCGGGAGAATCAAGCTCTTCGGACGAGCAGCGATCAGGAGACCACGGTCGTCGGTGAAGCCTTCGATGTCGATGACAGCTTGCTCAAGAGCAGCTTCAGACAGGTCGGAGGCCGTAGCCAGAGTGTTAGACCAAGTACCACCAGTGACGTTGTTGTTCGCGGAGTTAATCAGCGAGACACCATCAGAGTAGGTATAGGACGCGTTGAACGCGCGGTTATAGACGTTAGCACCAACGATTTCCTTGGTTTGGCGAATCGAGCGAGCCAGACCGTTAGCCTTGCGCTTGCCGACAATCTCATACTGATCGTCGTCATAGGCTTCCTTCGTGATGATGAAGCCGAGCGCGTAGACCACGTGCTGGTAACGCTGCGTGAAGCCTTGCCGTTCGGTGTCATACGCAATCGATGCACCTTCAGGCTTAACCACCGCCAGACCGAAAGAGGCCACGCCGACGTCTTCTTCAAACGCCTTGCTCGAACTATTCTTTTCGAACAGTTGCAGGTACTCTTGCGGATAGTCGTTGTACGCTTTACCGTACCACGCATTTACCCCAGGCCAAAGGGCCTTGGCAAAACTGCCAGAATTAATTTCAGACATACTCTACCTTTCTTAAAATTAGACGCCAGCCGTACCAGTACCGGTAGCCAGTTGCGACGTGTTGAGCTTGACGTAGAACGACAAGAACGCATCACCTGGAATATTATCCGGACGGTTCGGGATGCCTACAATCTTCAGCGGGAGAGTAGCCGTAGTGGCCGTACCAGCAGAATCAAGTTGCATACCAGAAGCACCAGTCGTGGTGGAACCAGCAGTCAGAGTGAACTGACCATTGAGACCAACCAAGGCCGTCGCAGCAGCGGCAGCGGGGCCGGCACCAGCGATTTGCACTTCATAGATGACGTTAGGATCAGTGCAGACCATCAGATAACGATCCGTAGACGCGCGCCGGTAGACGGGCGTATTCAGGTCATTAACCGGAGGAATGTTGGTCAAGTCACCTTGGCCTTCGAACGAGATACCCACAACGATACCGTAGGGGATACCAGTGGCCGAGGCCAGACGGGTCACGGTGGGAACACCGGTTGCAGCACGGGCATCACCCAACAGCGCAACGGCATCGCCCACCATAATCACCGTGGAGTCAGACGAGGGGACGAAGACCGTCTCCACTTGACCTTGCCACGGCGAGAGGGATTTAACAGGACGGAACCCGTTAATTTTAGAAACACTAGACATTAGTTTTCTCCATATAAATGAAAAACCCTAATGGCTAAGACAATTTACTTTCGAGTGATCTCCAGCTTACCGTAATGGCCATTAAGAGCTTCTTGCTTGGTAGACTGTTCTAGTTTATCGATTTCCCCCTGCTTGATCGCTTGGTCCTCTTCATAAAACTCCTTGAGTTGCTTCATGAGGACTACCTTACTCTCACCAGAGTTAATCGTGCGGACGGAGCCTTCAGTGGTCCCACCCTCAACTCGCTTACTACCAACCTTAGTTTCTGACTTGAGCACAGGCTCGTAGCCTTGCTCCATCAGTTCCTGCACCCGATCTCCAACGTCATTAACGAAGCGATATTCGTAATCCGGGTCTTTGTTAGCTACTGTCAGCTTACCCTTGTTTTGGAGCGGCGAACGCCGGACTCGGCCCTCTGGGGCCTTAGCAATAGACTCTTTCGTCATTATTTGATTCCCTTCGCGGCCTTCAGGTCCGCAATGTATTTTTCCTTAGTGATGATGCCGCTCTTAACGAGGCGGGTCATCACGCGATGCTCATCTTCATTCAACTGGTAGCTTTCACCCTTCGGGCTAGAACCACCGCGAGTAGCCTCAACTGCACCAGGTTTGGAGCGGTTGGGGTTGACGAACTTCTCGGGGAATTCCTTGCGCACTTGCGCTTCAATCTCTCGAAGTACCGCTGCAGGAGTCATTTCACCAGCAGCTACGGCTGCTTGGTACTTCATTCCTTCTACATCGGCAAATGCTTTCATGGCACGGTTGGAGTCGCTGTACCACGGGTTACGTGCTTGCCAAGCGACAAACTCAGCATGGGGTTCCGAAGAAGTGGGGGCAGGGGCTGCTTCAACTTGGCTCGCATGGGCCTGCAGGGCGAGAAGCTTTTCATCAGCCTCAATCAGCTTGTCTGCATCGCCGTCCGCCAGGGCAGCCTTCTTTTCCGCTCGGATCGCAGCAAGGGCACGGGAGTACTCCGCCTTACGAACCGTATTAAGGTGCTGAGTAAAGGCACGCTGATTATCCTCAAGGTCCTTCAGCTTCTTACGTTGCGAATTGATCTTTTCGAATAGTTCGCCACGATCGACAAACTCTTCAGCATCACGCCACTTACCAGTACCATCCCACTCTTCCTTGGGAACCCAACCCATAGTCCGGGCTTTAACTTCAACTTCACTAGGTTCCGGGATGTTACTCTCGGGAACGTTCGTATCAACTTGTTCAGACATCTACAGCCTTCTTTCTTAGAATTGCAATCACATCTTCATCATTCAGGATGATGTATACAGTTTTATCGTCTTCAGCTTGATCCGGGTCCCGGACCACCTTGCCGCTATGGCGCGCAAAGACGATTTCATCTCCCACCTTGACCGAATCGGGGTCTGCCCCATTCCAATCAATGAAGAACGTAGGGCCTTTAGCAATGACCACACCGCGATCTACCGCAGCTTGTTCACGCTTCATTTGGCCGTCTTCGGGGAGGACTAGACCTGATTGTCTAGCCGATTTAAACACTTTGTCTTCGTCAACAACGTTCAGTTGCTTGACGACAATCCTATGAAGTACAGGTTCAATCATTTTGAGCATTCTCCACGTCTTCGCCGTCCACTTGTAGGGCGTCACGGAACGCTTGGATATAGCCAGCGTGGAAGCGATCCACTAGCGGGTCTAGGCCTGCGATCTCGGAGAGAATCAGCGCATGCCGCTGAATTCGAGTTTCATAATCTTTAAACACTGCCTTCGTGACTGGATTACTCTTCCAGTCGATGAAGTCTTTAGCTGTGATTGTCACTTCTTAGAGTTTCCTTGTGGTTTAGGTTTAGCTGCAGCAGTCTCTTTAGTCTGCCTCAGTTGTTGTTGGTGAGACTCCTCACCGTGCCGAAGGGCCTGGTGACCCTGTGCATTCTGTTGCGTCAGTTGCTGCTGACTTTGGGCCATGAACACCCGCTGCTTGTGCAGTTGGGTGGCAGCATCCATACGATTCTTGTCAGCCTGTTGCTGCATCTTCATCGCATGCTCTTGCTGCTTCATAGCCATTTGTTGTTGTTTATCCCTGGAGTCCAACTCCATCTCACGCTGTTGCATTTCGTTCTTCAACTGAGCGGACTGTTGCTCAGTCTGGACCTTCATCTGCATTTCCATCATCTTAGGATCGGGCGGAGGCGGGGGAGGAGTACCTGTCTGCTGAACTTCCGGAGAGAAGAGTTGATCCGGATTGGGTTGCTCCATAGCTTCGAAGAGACGACGGAGGACTTCAATCGGGTTCATCAGCGGACCAGCCACAGGGAGGAGTTCCATCAAGGCTTGCGCCTTAACCATCTTCTCTTGTTGACTGTTGGCACTGGGATCAGCACCGGGGCAGATCGTGTAGATGCCGTTTTGGGGCTTGAAGTCTACAGGTCCAACCGCAGTACCTAAAGTTTCACTGTACGTGTTAGGGTTCAAGTAGGTGCCGTTGAGGGCATAAATCTTCTTGAACTCTTCTCCAAGGGCACGATAGATGCGCTTGTAGACAGCGGTAAATACCTTCATACCTTGCTCAACTGTAGCCATCGTGGTAGTGGCCGGGGTATTCTGCCCTGGCATCTTGCCAGTGAAGATTTCCGCCACAGAGGCTAGTTCCTTACCAGACGTGATGAGAGCACCCATCAGTTGGAACAGAACGTTGCTTGGCTCCTTGGTGGGGAGGGGCATGATCTGCTGCTTCAGGTCTTGACCTGTTGCATTGACCGGTTTCCACTCTCCAGGCTGGAATCGGGACTCACCCATCTTGAGACGGATGCCCTTGCCAATAAAGCCGGATTGAAGGTTGTTAAGGGTGCCCGAGTCAATAAGCTGGTTGATAATTGTGTTAACAGACTCATTGAGTGGGCCTAACAGAGTGCCGAAGCCCATGTCATAGAAACTACCGTCAGGATTCGGGATGAACCCGAACTTCGTGTAGTACTGAATGGCTTCAACCTTGATCAGGTTGTCTTCTTCATCGAAGTACATAGTATCGTTGTCGAAGCGAGGGGTGATGCGAAGCACCTTCCCAGACTCCATGTGGAACGTAACGATGTACGGCTCTTCGTAGCCGTCGTCATCCAGGTCCAGATACGTATGTTGTTCGATAATCGAATACGGGGTGGTTTCATCGTTCTCCGGGGCTTCGTTCCTACGATCCAGCCCAGTGAGGTTACTCAGTAGGGGAGTAGGAGGATCGCCTAGATCGATGTCCAGGAACATCTTGGAGAGTTGGCGTTCCTTGAGAACTCGCCGACTCATGGGGACAATCTCAGAGATGCGTTCAGCAGTCTTGAGAGTCTTGGTCCAGTAGTTCACCACCAGGTTCTTAGGGAGCACGATCTCGGAGACGATTTCTTCCTTGATCGGGCACCAGTAGGTCTTCTTGAAGATGACCCCCACAACGGGGAGCATAATCAGCAGTTTATCCATGCTTTCTTCCCAATCACACACTTCATGCATGATCTGGTAGGACATGAAGGTGGACACACGGTCCGCCTGTGCTAACTTCTCACCAGTGGGGTCTTTTCCAACGATAGTGGCGGAAACCACCTTACCGTTTTGCGGAACCAGGGCCGGATAGGCCCGAGCAGCAAACTGCATCGCTGCAGTGGAGATCAGGGGATACTTGACGTTGGAGGCCTTGGGCCAGGGGAAGGTCTTTTGCTCACGAGTCTGAATGGCCAGTTTGGTCCACTCGTCTGCACACTTATCCCAAGCTTCGCGGGATTGGAGGTCACTATCGAAACCAGCTTTGGCCTTGTGGCCAATTTCTGTCAGTTGATCCTCATCCATCCCTTCAGCTACATTAACGCTTTCAGCAATAGCTCGAAGCTGGCTGTAGCCGTCCTCAGTAGCCTGACCACTCGGATCGCCCGTCATCTCCACTTCCGGACTCTGCGAGTTCATCGGCATATTCATCATCACTTACCTCTTGTTCTGTGCGGCCTTCGACCATTTGGTTCAAAATTAGACCTAGGTAGGACAGTGCATCCACTTGGTCGTCATGTTTGCCACGCCCAAAGAGCACAGCTTCGTCTTCTAAGTCGTAGAACCAGTCCGCATTCTTGTCGAATCGAACCCCACCCATACGCATCCGGCCCTTGATGGACTGTGCTCGCGTCTTTTTATCGGAGGAGGGGGCGATCTTCAGGATTTGAGGGAACACTTGCTCGGAGAGCATTCGTTCATGCAAAAACGGGCCAATCGATTTCTCAATTTGGCCCTTTTCCATGGATATACAGACTGGATCATATCGTCGATGCAGGGAGAGGATAGTTTCTACGATGGTTTGACTGTCCATCCGTTCCCGGATGACGTTAAGCACGTATAACATACCGTCTTCTGATACTGCACCGACAAGAAAAACGCTCCAGTCCGCTGATTCCTCGGTAGAGACAGCGAGATCGGAGCCGATGTAGATATTCATTCGCTTCTTCCACTCGGGCTTCCGGAACATCTCCCGATCTTGATCGGTAAAGTCCACAAAGTCGCTACGGCGGAAATAGGAAAGAGATTCGTCCAGGGGGTAGTTCAGGTACTCTTGCGAGTAGACATCTGGAATACCTTGGGAGATGTAGTCGTTGCGTAGATTGACAAAGTAAGCCTTGTCATACAACGAGGGCCACAGAAGGGCAGAGAAGTCTGCGTTGTGTGCCCGGTACTTGACGGAGAGCCAGGGTGCGCGCTTTTCAGTGCTCCAGGACTTTAGTTCGTCTTCCTTGTACCATTTGCTGCCTCTCTTAGGCATGAGATTCTCCAGCAATGCATCATTGTGAAGAATAGTACCCACATACCGGACAATACCCCGATAGCTACGGCACGGGAGTAAGCTGGCGTAGAACCAACGTTTGAATTTTTCACGGCGCTCCTTATTCAGAACGATTTCGTCGTTCTCAAGGTCATCACAGATGATGAGGTCAGGGCGCCGGTTGTCCCACTTCAAGCCACGGAGCTTCTGTTCAGCTCCCTTGGCAGCGATTCGGAACTGGTGTCCGTCCTCCATCTGAACGATAAAATCGTCTTCGGAGTCCTTAGGGAAGGCTTTGATCTTGAACAGAGTCCTAAGGGCCTCGTTGTTCATCAGTTCGTTCTTGATGTCCCCGATGAACTGGATAGCCTGCGTAACAGTGTCTGACACGACCAGTACATATTGCCGTTCTCTAAACAGAACGGCGGCAAGGGTACAGGTGTGAGTAATCGCAGTTGTCTTGGCATGACGCCGAGGGGCTGCAATTGCCACCTGGGGGTGGGGATCACAGAAGAGCTTCCAGAACTCTCTGTGGCATGCAGGGGTTTGAACGGCACCATCAAAATTCTTCTGTAGTAGGGAGGCGCTGAAGCCTTCAATCACTTCTGCTGTTAAGGTCATGTTTATCCAAGTATTCGATTGCTTTCTGAAGGTGTAGGCGGCTTTCTAGGAAAGCACCAATACCAACGTTACACTTCAGACACAGAACACCACGGACTTTACCGGAGGAATGACAATGATCTACGTGTACCGTCTCTCGTTTGTGTTCCCCAACTAATTTGATGGGGAGCCCGCAGATTTCGCATGCTTCACCAGCTTTTTGGTGGAGAACTTCAAGTTCATCCCAGGTGATACCGTATTTGTATTTCACGGCAGTTTTGCGAATATGTAGGGGATCTTTCGAAGGGTACTTCGGTTTTGTCATTGTGCTCCTTCTTAGGATTGGCAAGTGGAGAAGGACTCGAACCCTCAAC